GTATAATATAGCACTCCCGCAGGGATTTACGCAACGATGAGTTTATTTATTCAAACCCGTGAGAAAAGCACAGAATTAGCCCCGCGTGCGAGGCGGGGACAAGTTTGTCGTGAGATACGTCGATCCCGGCACTGAAATGGGGTAGGATCCGGCCCGCGAAACTCACGACTATCCCCATAGGGGAAAGGGAGATTTTTCGTGAGATAGGAGCCGGAATAACCTGTGTTAGTAAAGTGACTTAGAGTCACGAAAATAATGTGACACTCTAGGGGTTTGCCAAACGACCCAAATGCCGGCACTTCCGGCTCTTTCTCAGATTCTTACTTTCCTTGCGTTACTGTACTGAGTGTGTTTTACTTGATAGTGCATGGCGCAAGCTGCGCCGAGGAATAAATATCTTCACAGGACAGGAGAATCTCACCGTGCAAGACCGCAAAGGAAAAGAACTTCAGGTTGGAGATCTCATCAACGTGCCGTGCATTATCGAACATCTTGCGCACGAAGGTGGAAGTGATCACTGGATCAACGCGCGGATTCGCACTGTTGAGCCAATGCATCCGGGACAGTACCGTCCAGAGATCGCAGTGAACACGAAGCAAGTGGAGTTCGTGTCGCGTACACAGGAAAACATTCCTGCTCTGGTGGAAGGACGCAATACTTCTCGCGCAGGGGAAGAGAAAATTCCTACGCACGCCCCTATCGGTAAGGAGACACCGTTACCATGACACACTACAAGATTCTTATTGCTGCTGTGATTATCGTTGTTGGTGCAGCGATCACAGCGTGGAAACTCGGGTATTTCCACAAGACGTCGAAGAAGTAGATGTTCGTAGAAAAGCCGGTTTCTGGAAAGACGAATTACCCCCACAAGATAATTGTGGGGGATTCGTCTTTTCCAGAACCGAAAGGGGTTCTGCACTTACATTTTCCAATGTGTCCACATTGTGCTGAGCCACTTCCATCGCCACGTGTGATACACCAGTGCAAGGCAACAATAGAGAAATGACAATGCGCCCACTGCATGCGTGCACTGTTCCTATGTGCCCTAACACTACTCCATATCGGTACTGCACAGCACACGAGCACCGCGCAATATCGGAACGTGCACTATTGGATAAGGAACGTCCACAATCTCAGCATCGTGGATATGGCGCACGGTGGAAACGGTATCGGTCACATTACTTGAAGGCGAATCCGTTGTGTGTAGATCCATACGAACGCCACGTTGGACGTGTGACACCTGCTACGCACGTGGACCATGTGATTCCACATAAGATGGACTGGAAACTATTCTGGGATCCAGAGAATCATCAATCGTTGTGCGCTTCGTGCAGTGGATATAAGAGCGCGATTGAACAAGGCGGACGAGCAGAACACAATCGTCCTGCACTAAGTAGTGTTTCTGGCGCGAAAGGATTCGAATGGACAGACGAACCGTTCTCTTCTCCACACAAATCTACGCTGCACTTGTCCCGCTCTAGGGGGATGGGGGGAGAAATCCTTGAGCCGAACGACGAGAACACCGTGCGCCCAGATTGCACGTTTTTCCGGTCAGTACGATCACAAGTGAGAAAATAAATGGCGAGAAAAGGACCTCCACCGATGCCGAGCAGGCTTGCGCGTGCTTCTGGCTACAAAAGAAAGAAGAGCAGGCGCATCGCAGGCAAGGAGCCGAAGCCGCACGTCGGCGCTCCGAACATGCCGAGTCACATCCGAGCCGACCCCGTTGCTGCGGAGTGCTGGATTCAGCAGCGGAAGCACGTTGTCGCCATGAAGGTGATGACGAAGCGCGATAACGTAGCACTGGAAGGGCTGTGCATCGCGTACAGCCGCGCACTGGCAGCAGATAAAGACATCAGGACGTATGGCCTCGTGGTGAACAAACTCGGAGGAGGCCTAGCGGCCAATCCCGCCGCTGGCATATCACGAAGTGCATGGTCCGAGGTGCGTAAGTTTGCTACGGAATTCGGTCTTACTCCAGCTTCTCGTACTCGTGTTCGGGAAGTTGCTGATGATCTGGATCCGAAGGGCGCTGCGGCTAAGGAATCCTCTGAGGACTTTCTGTTCAAGGGCCACGTCGTAGGGAGCATAGGCAAGTAATGGCAACAGTCAAGAAGAAGCGCGGCAAGAAGACTCCCCGGAAGGCAGTCGCGTACAAGGCTGCTCTTCCGCCCGAGGGCTTCGAGCGTCCTGTGGGAAAGTACGAACGGCTGGCGTACGAACGCAACGAGCGCGACCTTGCACTGTGCGAGCAGGAGGGTGGACACCCGAAAGGATTCTATTTCGATGCACTGGAAGGGGAACGGGTAGTCAAGTTCACAGAAAACTACTGTAAACACCATAAGGGAGAGTGGGCCGGTCGGCCGTTAGTCCTTGAGAAGTGGCAGAAGTTCGTGCTGCGGTGCATCTTTGGATGGAAAAGAGCCGACGGCACGCGTCGTTTTCGTGTAGCTTACGAAGAGGTAGGACGCAAGAATGGCAAGAGTGAGAAGATTGCAGCCGTTGGCAACTACCTATTGATAGCGGATGGGGAGCCTGGAGCGGAAATATACAGCACCGCAACGAAGGAAGATCAGGCTAAGATCATCTGGTCTGCCGCAAAAGAGATGGTAAAACAGTCACCAGACCTGCGTAAATGGTGCAGATTGTTGCAGAAAACGATCCTTTGTGAACGGAGTATGTCGTTTTTCAAACCGTTAGGAGCGGATTCCGACACTTTGGACGGCTTGAACCCGCACGGTCATCTATGCGACGAGATGCACGCGCACAAGAAGCGCGGTTTGTTCGACGTCATGATTACCGGCATGGGAGCACGGCGCCAGCCACTGACTTACATCATCACGACGGCCGGAGTGTACGACCCGGAGTCCATCGGCTGGGAAATGCATACGTTGGCTCAGCAAGTTCTGGAAGGAGTGGTGGAGGACGACTACCTCTTCGCAATCATTTTCGCGGCCGACGAGGGTGACGACTGGCGTGATCCGAAAACGTGGTACAAGGCAAATCCAAATCTGGATGTGTCTGTCAAGATGGACTACCTGATAGAGGAGTGTGAGCGTGCGAAGAAGACGCCGTCCTTCCTTAACACATTCCTCCGGCTCCATCTCAATGTTTGGACACAGCAAGTCACGCGTTGGATTTCTATGGATCATTGGAATGCATGCGATGAGCCTGTGCCTCCTCTCGGGGACATGGCGGGTCGCCTCGCATACGGGGGACTGGATCTTTCCACGAAGATCGACATCACGGCAGCGGCCTTTGCGATCCCGGACGGGGACGCGTTTAACTTCCTGTGGCGTTTCTGGGTTCCGGAGGAACTAGTGAAGGAGCGCGCGCGTCTGGGGAAGAAACCGGACTACGTCTGCATGGGTACGGGACGGGTGGCTGGTCACGACTCCTGGCAACGTGATAGATTACGAGTTCGTCCACAAGGAAATCGTCAAGCTGAGTAAGATCCTCCGGCTGAAGCACGTCGGCTTCGACCCTTGGAATGCAATGCAGCTTGCCACGCAACTCCAGCAGGAAGGAATTGAATTCATAGAGATGCGGCAGGGCATGAAGACACTGTCCGAGCCGAGCAAGGAGTTCGAGAAGTTGGTCATGAGCAAGAAGTTGCGGCATGGAAATAATCCTGTCATGCGCTGGATGGTAGATAACGCCGCGATACGACGGGACGCCAATGACAACATCGCACCGGATAAGCGTTCGGCAGCCGGAAAGATAGACGGACTCGTTGCTGGGATCATGGCGCTCGGCCGTGCGATACTGGAGCCCGGACCTCTACAGAGCGTGTACGAAACGCGAGGAGTACTGGCCTTTTGAAAATACGTGAATTCATTTCCGTGTTTAGGCAAGCCATCCGCAATGACGTTACAACGTCGCGTGAACTGTACGAGCTACTTCGTAACGGGCAGTCTGAAACGGAAAGCGGCGCAGTCGTATCACCGGATACGGCGATGCGCATCTCCGCATTCTATGCGTGCCTTCGCGTTCTGGCCGAGAGCCTCGCGCAGGTGCCCTGCATCCTGTACAGGAAGACTCCCACCGGCAAGGAGAAGGCAGAGGATCATTCACTGTTTCATTTGTTGCATGAATCACCGAATGGCTTTCAGACCGCCTTCGATTTCTTTGAACTCATGCAGATTTTCCTCGGCGTGCGTGGCAACGCATACGCGCTGAAGACTGTGGTGCGCGGGGAGTTGCGAGAGTTACTCCCAATCTCGCCGGATCGCGTGACGGTTCGCCAGCAACCGGACTGGAGTGTGATATACGATGTGTCCATGCCGGACGGGTCTATCGTGCCAACTCCGCCGGAGCGTATGTTCCACGTCCCGGGCTTAGGCTTCGATGGTGTACGTGGCCTGTCTCCGTTGCTGTATCACAAGGAAACGCTCGGCGTGGCAATTCAACTTACGCGCCACACTGCCAGGATTTTCAAGAACGGCGCGCACATCGGCGGAGTGCTGGAACACCCGCAACGGCTGTCGCCGGAAGCGTATCAGCGGTTGCGTGAAAGCTTCGACGAGAAGTACGCGGGCGTGAGTAACGCGCACAAGACTCTCCTGTTGGAAGAGGGTACAAAGTTCAACGGCACTGGCGGGATGAATTCCAAGGACGCTCAGTACATCGAGACGCGGAAGTTTACGCGATCCGAGATTGCCAGCATCTTTCGGGTGCCCCCGCACATGATCGGTGACTTGGAGCGCGCCACCTTTTCCAATATCGAGCAACAGGCTTTGGAGTTCGTGCTCTACACGATGACTCCATGGTTCCGCCGGTTCGAACAGCGGATAGCGATGCAACTTCTAACGAACAAAGAAAAGCCGGATTACTTTGTTCGTTTCCGCATCAACGACTTGCTGCGCGGGGACATGAAGACACGATTCTCCAGTTACAATCTGGGCATCCTGTCTGGCTGGCTTAGCCGGAATGAGGTGCGTGACATGGAGGACATGAATAAAGAGGACGGACTGGATGAGTTCTTAACGCCGGTCAACATGCAAGACCCGAACAACCCAGACAATACTTCAACTAACAATCCGCCAGACAAGGGAGCAAAGCCATGAAAGCGCGAAGCCCGTTCCAGCGCATGAATCGCCGTCGGGAAGATGGCTATCGCGTTGTGAAGAACGAAGCCGGTAAAGAGGCCGAGGTCTTTCTGTACGAAGAGATCGGCTTCTGGGGTGTGAACGCCAAGCAGTTCGCCGATGACATCAAAGCCATTGACGCGGAGGTTATCAACCTTCACATCAATAGTCCTGGTGGCAGTGTGTTCGATGGCACTACGATTTTCAATCTGCTGAGACAGCACGATGCGAAGATCGTGGCGCACATTGACGGGCTGGCAGCTTCCATCGCCAGTATCATTGCTCTGGCCGGCGACGAAGTGCGAATGGCGCAGAATGCTTTCATGATGATACATGACCCATGGACTCTGTCTATGGGGGACGCTGTCCAACTCCGGAAGGACGCGGCGCTGCTGGACAAGATTGGCGGCATGCTTGTCCAAACGTATGCTGGCGTTACGCACAAGGACGACAAGATCATCCGAGATTGGATGAAAGCAGAGACGTGGTTCAATGCTGATGAGGCGTTGGAAGCAGGACTGGTCACGTCTGTCGTAGAGGCGACAGATGTAAATGCCAGCGTGTTTGATTTAAGCGTATTCGCGCACGCGCCAAAGGAAATTCTTGATACCGCCGGGACGGTAGTATGTGAGAAGCCTACGGTACGTGACGTGGAGCGGATCCTGCGGGATGCTGGATACTCGCGCTCCGAAGCAGTTGCGGCTTCCTCTTCTTTTGTTGACCAGCGGGAAGCTGGGACAAAGGAACTTGTGGATGGGCTGGGAGGAGTACTCTCGACCATGAAGTCACTCTCTAGTAAGAGGAACTGAAAATGGATCCCGAAGTAAAAAGACTTCTCGACGAAATGAACCGCACGTTTGCGGCGTTTCGTACGGAGAACGACGCTCGCCTTGCCGAGATTGCGGCCAAAGGGACGGCCGACGTCTTGTCCGAGACGAAAGTCAATGCGCTGAATGCTCGCATTGATGAAGTGAACGATTCGATCAAGAAGATCGAGACTGCCACAGCCAGAACAAACGCTGGCGGCGGGGAACGCGATACGAAGGAAGCGAAGGCGGCGCTAGAACAGTCGCGCCTCTTTCTTGCGATGGCAAGCGGTACGCATCCGGACAACATCCCGGACGGTGATATCGAAGGCCTGAAGGACTACAAGAAAGGCTTCATGGGGTATCTGCGCAGAGGACAGATCAGCAACGCCATGTCTGTCGGCAGTTCGCCCGACGGTGGCTTCTGGGTGCTGCCCGATACGACCGGTAAGATCGTGGCGATGGTGTACGAAACGTCACCGATGCGCCAGATCTGTGACGTTCAGGCTATCGGTACAGACGCGCTGGAAGGGATGTACGACAACGACGAAGTCACGTCCGGTGGATGGGTCGGCGAAACTTCGGATCGTTCGGCTGACACAGCAACTCCGCAGGTCGGCAAGTGGAGAATCGAAGCGAACGAGCAGTGGGTACAGCCGAAGGCCACGCAGAAATTCCTCGACGACGCTTTCGTGGATGTAGAATCGTGGCTGACGAAGAAGATCAGCGACAAGCTGGCGCGTGTTGAGAACGCCGCGTTCGTTAACGGCACCGGAGTATCACAGCCGCGTGGCATCCTGTCCTATCCGATCGGCGTGGCTACGAAGGCCGCGTTCCAGAAGGTGGAGGCAATCAAGACTGGTGTGAACAACGGATTCGTCGCGGCCTCTCCTGGTGACATCTTCATTGACGCGCTCGCGCGCCTGAAGGGGACGTACCGTGAAGGTGCAGTGTGGATCGGTACTCGTACGACCAGAGCGGCCATCCGCAAGCTGAAGGATGGGCAGGGGAACTATCTGTGGATGCGTGATTTTTCGCAGGCTTCTGGCACGATGCTCGGCGATGCTCCGCTCCTTGGGCACCCGTTCCAGGAGATGGCCGACATGCCGGAAATCACGGCTGCGGCTGCTACGGCGTTCGCTGTCGGTGTTGGGAATTTCAAGATGGCGTACCAGATCGTCCGATCGGTTCGGCATCCGTGTCCTGCGTGACCCTCTCACCCTGAAAGGCTACGTCAAGTTCTACACGACGAAGCGTGTTGGCGGCGGAGTGGTGAACTTCGAAGCGTACAAGCTGATCCAGTTCAGCGTCTAAGTTCTAGCCTGCATCTTTCATAAAACTTTTTCAGGAGGAGTAGCACAATGCGGGATAGACTGACTATGATGAATCTATTCCCGGTCTTGAATCCGGGAGTAGTGGGTCCTATCAATAACACGCCAGTCGTTGGCGCGATTATTGACAGACTCGGGTACGATTCGCTCACCTATGTCATCCAGACCGGAGTCCTGACAACGGCAGGCGCGACGTACAAGATCACGATGGAGGAAGGCAATCAGGCCAATTTGTCAGACACAGCCCTAGTCGGTGTGAATGACATCATCGGCGATCTTACACCTAGCTTTGCTGGAGCGGCGCCGAATTCTGTGTTCAAGATCGGATACGTTGGTGCGAAGCGTTATACACGCATCACGATCACGCCGACAGGCAACGCGGCTGCAACGAATTTCAGTGCAGTGGCAGTGATGGAGAACCCATCGATCATGGCGACGGCAAATCCGCCGGCGTAGTAGGCAGAGTATTCAGGGTAGTGCACTTCTGCGCTATCCTGTCTGCTCGGCGGTTTCAATATAGGAGATTTCAATCATGTTTGACAAGACTGCAACATCGGGCGCTCCGCTTCCGAGGAATTGGAAATTCGTCGTTGAGGGCCGTGGTGATCCTGAGCATGCTCTCGCAACATGCAAGGACACACTGACAACGCTGTTTGACAACGAACATTCGCTGTCAGGCGCCGAGTTCGAAGTCGTCGGCCTTACAGCGGCTGAGTCCGTGAGAATTCCTTTGCCGGTGCTCCTCGGTGGTCTCGGTGCAAAGCCGGACCGCAAAGGACAGTTCGACGGCGAAGAGTCGAACGGGTGGGTCTGGTCACAGCCACATCAGCAGTGGGAAGACCCGAACGACGCCGGTGTGGATGAAGTGGATCACGGGCAGGGTCGTGATCGCGGTCGTGATCGCAGCGGCGCAGACCGTGGCGGTCGTGATCGTAGCGGTGTAGACCGTGCGGATCTCGGCGTGGATCGTAACACGGGTCTCGGCGTGGATCGTAACACGGATCTCGGCGTGGATCGTGGTGTTCGCGGGGACAATCGCGAGTTGGTGGACCGTGACAGTCGGTTCCCGAACGAGACCGATGAGCAGCGTGCTACACGCACTGCTCGCGGTGGAGCAACTTCGTAAAAGCTGGCCGCTCAGGGCAGGGCACTTCGCTCTGTCCTGAGCATCCGCTGTCTTCAAAGGAAAGAACATGGCGCTCATCTTACTGACTCCTGCGGCTGTAGAGCCTGTCCTTCTGGCCGACGCGAAGGTGCACTGTCGCGTTGAACCGGCTATGGTGGATGATGATGATTTGATTACGGCGCTTATCATAGCCGCGCGTGAGTATGCGGAGACGTACACACACAGAGTTTTCATCACTCAACAGTGGAGGCAGACGCTGGATTACTTTCCATCGGGGTCACCTTTCACAACGATAGACTCGCGGCCGATAGACGGCAATTACGAATTGCTGTACCGTAACCGCACGGTGGATTCAAAGGACCTTCAGCCTAAGGATCAGATTCTGTTGCCTAAGCCTAGTCTTCTTTCTGTGGAGAGTATAAAGTCCATTGGGCTGGATGGTATTCAGGTAACGATGGATCCTGCAACTTACGATGTGGAAGTTGGCACACTGCCAGGACGTATCACGCTCGGATACTTACAGGCATGGCCGCTGACAAGAAATCAGCGGAATTGCGTTACAATAGATTTCACAGCGGGGTATGGCGCGGACGGTACGTTCGTTCCGGGCGCTATCAAAGCTGCAATCAAACTCTTGATCGGTCACTGGTACGAGAACCGTGAAGCGGTTATTCTTTCGCGCTACTCTGTTGCGGAAGTGCCACTAACGGTAGATGCTCTGTTGGCCGCACATCAAGTAGTGGAGTTTCAATGAGCACTGCAATAACGACTACAGGAAAAATGAGGAAGCGGATCACGATAGAATCATCTTCCTCTGCTTCGGATAATCAAGGCGGACGGACAACTGTGGGGTGGGCTACTTTTCTTTCTTCGTGGGCGGAGGTGTCGCCGAAGACAGGACAGGCACGGCTGGAAGCGCAGAATTTGGGAACGGAGAATCCTACTACTGTGACAATGCGCTACCGTCCTGGGGTAACTCCTAAGATGCGGGTGAAGTTGGGTACGCGGATTCTCAAGATCGTTTCGGTACTGAACCCCGAAGAGTTGAATCAGTGGCTGGTGATAGAATGCAACGAGGTCACAGGATGAGCGGTCCTAAGATTACTCTAGTCATAGAAGGAGTTGAGCGTGCTGTCACGGCGCTCAAGCTGGCGAACGAGAATATCGGTGGGCGTGTCCGTATGACTGTTCGGCGCACAGAAGAGATTGTGCTGGCAGGAGCGAAGGCTCGCGTGGCAAAGCGGTCGGGTGAACTGGCTGCTACGATACGTGGCGAAGTGATTGGTGATGGCCTTATCGCAATCGTAAAGGCTGGCTACGGTTCTCTCAAACGTAGAAGTAGGAGTAAGTCCGGCAAGCGCAGGCGCTCGCGCGCGCCACAGCTTGGACCGACTGAACCTGGGATCTATGCGATGGTAGAAGAGTACGGAGATCAACGAAATAACAAACAGGCACATCCATATATGTATCCTGCGGTGGACGCTCGTCTTCCGGATCATATCGCAGAGATAGCTTTGGATCTACGCGCCGGTTCGGAGGGTCTTGCCTGATGTCTGCTAGTGGACTGTCACCTATCCAAGCTGCACTGTACGCGCTGTTCGTTGGGGATGGCACGCTCATGGCGCTGATAGATGGTGTATTCGATGACATCCCGGAAGGGACGGAAACGAAGTACATCGTGCTAGGGGATGCTACTGAAGTTCCATTTCTCACTTTTGGATTCAGAGTTGGGATCAACAGCGCTCGCGGTCATACCGGTACGTTTTCAGTGGACGTGTGGACAAAGGATGATGTCACTAGCGCGGGATACAAGGTTGCACAGACAATCATTGACCGAATGACAGAGATCATAGAGGCCAATTCTCTGGTCGTGGCAGGCCATACGACGGTCACTGCAGAATACAAGCGCGGTGAGTTGTTGCGGTCAGTAGACGCTCGTACGAATGAAATGTGGCGGCATGGAGTTGCGATGTACGATATCACTGTCCAGGATACATGATGACAAAAGAACAGAAAGACATTCTCATCGCTCAGGTGTGGGCTATGCGTGCACAGTGCGATGCTACACTGGCCGTGCTGGGAGTACCGGCAGAAGGGGAGACAGAAGATGAATGTGAACATCCGAAAGATCAGCGTGAAAATCTAACAACGATGGGCGGACCCGACGAGTGGCGGTGCCGTTCCTGTGGTCATCATCACTCGGGCACTACAACGGAGGATTAGGACAATGGCACTCGCTGGCAAAAACGTAGTCGTCAAATGGTCTCCCACTGCGGGCGGCGCTGGCGTCTACACGGCAATCTCGGGTATCAAGAGCGTGAACGGCTCGATTGATGCCACGAATCTGGACATCACGAGTTTCACCGCGGCGTTCCTTGCGCGTATCCAAGGTCTGAAGGATGGGAAGTATTCGCTTGCTGGCTTCTACGATTCCACTGACGTCAATGGGCAGATGGCTATCCAGACTGCACTTCTCACGGATGTAGTTGGATGGTTCGAAATGCTGTATAACGGCGTGAACGGATTCAAGCAGGAAGTGAAGGTCTCGAAGTTCGCTGTAGATGCCTCCGTGGAGAAAGAAGTCAATCTCACGATTGACCTGGAAGGCAACGGCGCGATCACCGTAATCTAACCTTCCAGCCGGAGGGCTAGAGTATGTCTGGAACACCTGGAAGGAGAGCGCAAGTCAAAGTCAGTGGGGCTCCGGTGGCATTCATCACTGAAGCGTGCACTACACTTCTGGCTAATACGAAGTACCAGATCACCAATCCTGTGAAAGGGGTGTGGGATCGGGCGATAGCAGTCACGGTCTTCAAGGACGCTGTCTTGCAGGCCGCTAATCTGTACACGATCAATCGTCTGTCGGGAACAATAACATTCCTGGCGGATATCGGCGCGGGGCATGTGATCACTGTCACGGGGAGTTACTTGCCGATGGCGGCTGCTATCGAGGGCAAGACGTTCAGCTACGAAATCACGCGCCAGAATTTGGACGTGTCGGCTTTTCAAGCGGTGTGGATCACGCGCATCGAGAGTCTGAAGGATGGCAAGTGCGGCATTGGGAAATGGAAGACCCTGGACGAAACGATGTCCGCTTACGTGTTGGCAGGGGTGCCAGTAGTAGTTGAGATGGGCCCGGACACCAATCTGGCCGGATACGGACTTCGCATGTGGGGACTCCCAACGAAGGATGCTGTCAACGCTGTGCTGACTAACGCTATAGAAGAGACGGTGGAGTTCGTCGCGACGCCTGATATCGACAATAACATTGTAGGATAACCCTTTTCGGAGAAGTGTATGAGCGAACTTAGAGACAAGATTCTGGCGGCTGACAATCTTCCAAAGGAGCGTGTGATTCTCAAGTCATTTGGGGATGCGGACGTGGAAGTACGGTCATTGACAACCGGCCAGCGCCTGAAAATCGTGAAGGACAGCACGGTGAATGGGGAAGTGGACCAAATCAAACTTCTTCCGCTGCTGATGATAGCAACGACATACGATCCGAAGGACGGGACACAGGTGTTCTCGCCGATGGATGTCGGGCCGTTGGAGGATACGTATGCAGCAGGTCTCGATGAACTGCTCGCGGTAACTCTGAAGTTGAACGGTTTCGAAGATTCTGCGTTGTCGGTAAAAAACTCCGCGAGTGCCCAGACGAGTACTTCACCTTCGTCATCGCCGAGCGCCTCGGGCAGTCTGCAGCTTGGGTAAGAGAGAATATCTCGGCTGAAGAGTTTGGAATGTGGAAGACGTATGATAGATTGACGTCGGCTTTGCAGGACGAGTACAGGGAAGCGCATAAGGATGACTAACCGGAGATTCTGATGGCGTCAGTTGCTACGATGATCGTCCGTATCGGTGCCAACGTGGACGATCTGACAAAAGGAATGGACAAGGCCACGAAGGAAGTTGCCAAAGCTTCTACGAAGATCGCAGAGCTAGGCAAGTCCATGACCTTGTACTTGACTGCGCCCGTAGCACTGGCCGCGTATGAGTTTTCTAAGATGGCTGCTGAGGCTGACTCTCTCGGTGATCGTCTTGAACGTGTCTTCGGTGACAAGGCACAAGCCATGACTGACTTTATCAAGGATCTCCGGCAGACTGTGCCGGAGTCTACGATAGCGTTGACCAAGATGGCGATTGAGTTGCAGAATCTTTCCTTGAACATGGGGATGAGCCGGGACAAGGCGTTCGCTATGTCGGAAGGGATTATCAAGATGGCGGGTGACGCTGCGGCGTTCGCGCATATCCCAATGGAGGAGGCACTCCAAGGATTTGAACGTGGACTCGCCGGCAAGACTCGTGGCCTCGTACAGTTCGGCATGGTCATCAACTTGGCTAACATCAAGCAGGAAGCTTTCCGCCTCGGCTTGATGAACACTGGCAAGACTTTAACTCCACTAGGTATAGCCATCGCGTCGTATTCTCTAATGCAGCAACAGGCATCTAGATTCACGGGGGAAGCGGGGCGCATCGCCGGAGAAGAAGTTACACAGTTTGCTCAACTGAAAGCCAACTTCGTGGACATGGCTGTCAAACTGGGAACGCTAGTACTCCCGACGGTGATCGCGTTAGTGAATGCACTGAATACACTGATGCAGTGGATTTCTGATATCAACCCAGAGGTACTGAAGTTTACTCTTCTCCTGTTGGGAATGGCCGCCACCATTGGGCCTATCCTTGGCATGGTCGCCGGTCTGGGGAAGATAGTCGTTGCTATACGCGCAATCACTGCGGCTGTGACTGCGGCTGGAACTGTGATGGAGTTCTTCGCGTTGCTCACCGCACCAGAGATTGTCGCGGGGATTGCGCTCATCGCAGCGGCCATCACTGGCATCACGATGGCGATTCATCATTTCACAAAAGCAAAAGCAGACGTCGCTAAGTCTGTCGCTGGTCCTGTCACGAATCCTATGGGGACGGCTGGAGTAGGAGGCGGGGCCACTAGCTACGATGCGACGCAACAGGGAACGGGATTTGATCTACTCGAAAGACAAGCGAAGGCTATTACTGCGGAATTCCAGTACGCGCAGGCGCGCGGGCAGTCTCTTCTAACATTCTACGATCAGGCGGCGAAAGCGCAGGAGCAGTTGACACAGTACGCTAAGAACGGCGCGGACTCTGTAAAGTTGAAAGCAGTTCAAGCTATGCGTGCTCTTCAGCCGCTGCTTGACGAAAAGACTTTCCAAAAGATGGGACTTGGAAAGACGGCGGGAGGGCAGGCCTTTGGATTGCCAGCGATGGACGTTGTGACCAGACTGGCAGAAAAGGGCGGAGAACTGTCCAGTGCTTTTGAACTCGCCGTGAAACAAGGCGGGGACTTGGCTCCTGTATTCACGGAGGCCTATCGTCAGGCCGGCCTCCTGGATGATATCATTGCTGCACAGCCGGACAAGTTGAGCGCTGTCGCTATCGCTGCCGGAAAAGCATACGAGGCGCTTCGTCCGTTGATGAGTGCTGGCAACATGATGGGATTCAGTGGCTCGGATACTTCAGGCGGGTCTGGCCCGAGCATGGGGAAGAAGTACAATGCGGCTGGAGCAGCTGCGATGCAGGCCGGTAAGGACACGACATCGTACTACGAGGGTCTGCGTCTTCGCGAGGAGATGGCGAAACTAACTCCGGCATTCAGCGCTGTCCGCGAAGGTGCGCTGGCTGTCGCAGAGAGTTTCAAGTTGTTCCAGCAGAGCACTGCTCAGCGCTGGGAAGAACTGAAAGCATGGCTTCAGCATTTTAAAGACGCCATGAAGGATGTGACTGCCACACTGAAGACAGGACTGCAAGCGGCGCTGTTGAATGTCATTGACACGCTACAGGGAATGGTGCAGGGCCTCGCACAGAACATCTCCAATAAGATCGCACACGGTAGCGGCGCTGCAAACATCGGTGGACAACTCGGTGCGGCGGCAGGCGCTGGAATTGGATATGCGATGGGCGGTCCTGTAGGAGCAGCGATAGGATCTGCACTTGGAAATATCGGTGGCACGATAGTGGGAAAGACTCTCGGCAAGATTGGCGGAGCCATCAGTGGCCTATTCGGGCATCATCATAAGGCCGCGGCATCTCTGGACGCGTTAGCAGCAGCTGCGAACAAGACCACAGCGGCGCTCTCTAACGCGCCATCCGGATTCAAGATTGCACTCGCTCGCTTCAATGCAACGGATGTCGGCGGCGGACCGGTAGGTAGTGGCTCGCCTGGGACAACGAATTTCCATGGTGATATCTATATAGATGCGAGAACGAAGAGCGTGAAACAGTTGCTCGATGAACTCGGGCTTGCACAGAAGCAACTGAACAAACGTGGCGGGGCCGGCAGTCTCAGTGTCGCTCTGGCTGGAGCGTAGCGAATGGCGTTTCTCTCAATCGGCGGAAATGTAGTTCCGGTAGATGCGAAATCAAATCCGGACAGGAAGAGAGATGAAATCGGGGATCGCGCGCGTGCTATTGACGGCACGATGCGGCAGACAATCTTCGCGTTCAAGCGGACGTGGGTCGTGGATACTGTGCACATGGATCTCGCGACAGCGGAGGCTTTGGAAGTTGCTATCATGGCTGTTCAGCCAGTCGTGTGCACCGGTGATCTTTTGAACAACGTGAACACGACCTGCTTCATTCAAATCACTGGCCGTAAGGCTACTGCCACGCGCGGGGCACACTACGTGACGTTTCAGATTACGATAATGGAGCAGTAGAACTGTGCGGACAACTACCGGCCCTGAAGATGCTGTCCTCAGTGCGCCAACCTATCAGCCGAACTGGCGCGTAAAGATAGCGAACGGATCCGGCACGATGAAAGACTGGTCATCGTGGGTGGAGGATGTACTCTACGATGAGCAGATAGATACACAAGTCTCGCAGATGGATCTGCAGATCCGACGCGACTTCGGTAGCACGCTGTCCTTGTCCCCGTTGCGCACAGATTCCACCCTGAATGTGCTTGACGACAACGTCACGTTCTCGCCGGCGATAGACGTTGGTCGTGCCATCACAGTGGAACTAGCTACGACTCCAGTGCATACGGCTCCAGTGGCAGGCGACTGGAAACTTGTCTTCGCTGGAAACACGGATGATCTAGATTTCGACACGTCTCCCATGCACCTTGTCAGTCGCGACTCTGGCGGCAAGATCGTGGACGCCTTCGTAGAAACAGAAGTCGTGGAGCCCGCCGTGGCTTCTCTGGAAGTAGGGATTCAGCGGCTACTGGATGTCAGATTCGGTGCTGGCGTTATCCCGCTCTTTACGCCGACTCCGTCTGGGTATGCGCTGAATGCGTATAAGCAACAGGTCCAATCGGTGGCGGCTGCGATAGACGCGCTGGAACAACTCAACGGATGGGACACGCGCTATCGTTGGGACAATACGTCCAGCACATTCAAGTACACTCTCTCTGATCCCGGCCGTGCGAAAGTAATCCCAGACTATACGTTTGGGCCATCGCGCATTCTTAGCGTAACGAAACTTGGATTTCAGAGAAAGTCTGTTCGCAATGTTATCGTTGTCAGCTACAAGGACATTGCTACCGGAGTTAGAACATCTTTCACTGCGAGTGATGCGACAAGCATAAGCCGCTACGATAGACAGGTTCTTCTCATTACTGAAGATGACCTGAGTCCAATCAATACTTTGGCTCAGGCCACCACGATGGCGAATTTCATTCTCGCCGACCTGAAGGATCCAAAGGCCGAACAGGAGATAGATATGTTCCTGTGGTGGCCCGCGCAACTGAACGACCTGTACAGATTCTCTGCTAACGGTCGTCACTATAATACGGATCAGGATTGGGCTGTCGTAGGTATCAAGCATCACATCGCGCTCGGCCAGCACCGCACGACACTGACTGTTCGTGGCAAGCCTACCGGCGGGGATGACACATGGGTCAATCGCAGTGATC